TGTCGCTGCTAACGATGGTGGTCCAGGAACAGTAACTCCTTTCGCATTTGGTATTCCAGTTATCAACGTTCCGTTGATCTCAGAAACACAAAGCGGAGACTACTCTGGTGCTACAGGTTCACACGGTGATGTCCACTTGACATTCCCACAGAACTTCATCATTGGTATTAAGCGTGACGTAACAGTCTATCGTCTATTCCAGCCAAAGAAAGACACAATTGAGTACACACTCTTCATTCGTGTCGGTTGCGTAATGGAAAACTACGATGCACACGTTATCGTTAAGAATATCAAGGTCGCAGGTTCAACAATGAGCACATCTTCATTCGGTTCAGGAGCTAACGGCTCTAACGTAACTGGTGGAGTTAACGGCGAGACATACTAATATTTTTTATTAGTTGCAAGGCGGGGAGTTACAGAAATGTAGCTCCCTTAGCCATTTAATGCTATAATTAACAATAACGAAAGGATGACAAATGTCATTTGCAGATTTAAAAATTACAGAACTTAGAAAAGCAGCAGAATCTTTTGGTGTTGAAACTCAAGGTTTGAAGACAAAGCAAGAGATTGTTGCACTTCTTGAAGAAGAAGGCATTTCTTATCAAATGTATGATAAGTTTATTAATGTTGAAAAGCAAGAAATTAAGATTCCAGATAACGAAAAGAAAAAGAGAGAGCAGAAGATCATGAACACAGCAACACAAGTTTTGGTCAAGATGGAAAGAAATAACCATTCATACGAAACAAATGGCTATATCTTTACTCAGGAACACCCATTCATGGCTATGTCTGAAACAGATGCTCAAAAGATTTTTGATACACAAGCAGGATTCCGCCTTGCGACTCCACGAGAGGCTCAAGAGTACTACGCATAATTAGGGGGTGTTTTGATTGCAAACAATCAACACTAACAGCCAACAAAAGATATACCTAGAAGTATATAGTAACGGGGTCTTGTCTCAAGTAGACGCTAACACAAATCCCACATTAGCACTTTATGATGCAGACAATGATTCTGCACCGCTTACTGGATTTGGAAGTTTAACTGGATATGATGAGACTCCCGCAGGCATTTATTCATATGCTTTGACTCCAGCAGTAACCAACAAAAATTTCGTGTTAGAAGCACGTTGGTCATATGTTGTTGGCGGAGTAACAGTTACTCAAAATGATTTTTATTCAATTGAAACACCTTATGCATCAGTCGGGGAAGCCATGGATTTCCTTGGATATAGCCCTACGCCATCAGATGCAAACTATATTGATCCAAAGAGTATAGTCAATGCAGAAAAGCTGTCCAGAACCATCATAGAAGGCTATACAGGCATAAAGTTTTATACATACTATAGCGGTCAAGAAGTATATGCTATTGGATCAGATACAATTCATCTTACAGAAAAGATGCTTACACTTGATCAGATTTATGAGAACGAAATCTTGGTATTTGATCAAACTCAGAACCCAGTTTATAATACATTTGGGTATAGCACAGAAATTAGCCCAAGTGGTTATGCTATAAGAATATGGTATCCAGGATGGCCAGATGGCTGGAACAATCAAATGGATCCCGTCATTTATCCATATGGAAGATTTAGAGATGGTTATCTCTATCGCTTTGTTGGACAAATTGGTTACAAGTATGTACCAGAAGATATTAAGTTGGCATCAATGCTTTTGATGCAGGATATACTTTCAAACGACTACAATTGGAGAAATAAGTATTTGTCCAAGGTTGACCTTAGTGAAATTTCATTTGAAATGGCTAAGGGTGCCTTTAACGGTACAGGAAATGTTGCAGTAGATAACATTCTTGATCAATACCGTAAAGCAAATATTGTGATCATCTAATGTTTAATTCATCATTTATGGCATCCATCATGAATATGAAGGCGGATGTTTATACACAAGTAAATGCTCAAGATCCATCAACTGGTGCAATCAAACGTCAATGGGTATATAGCCATACAATTCAATGCAAGATAGAGCCTATTAAGGTTGGCGGGGCTTCAACAAGAACTGATAACAAAGCTTTTGATAAGACAGCAGATGCAAACTATACAGAAAAACTACAGCTTAGACTTAAGGGTTTAGAGCTTCTTTCAAAGCGTTGGCGTATTCAAAACATTCGTACAAGCGATAGAAAAAAAGTATTTATTGAAATTGACAAAGCTGGACAACCAGATACAATTTTTGAAGTAACTGCAGCACACGCAGTATTAGATCCTTTTGCAAAGATAGCATACTATGAAGCAGTGCTTCTAAGAACTGAGTTGCAAGATGACAGTCAAGCTTGAGATTGATACAAAGGAACTTGTAAATTCAGTCTACGAGATTTCACAAGGTCTTCAAGAACTTACAAAATCTTCAGTTTTACAACAAGTATCTCGTGCTGTATTTTCTCTTACATCTGAAAGATTCATGATTGATGTTGACAATTATGCCAGAAGAAATCCAAAGAAAATGCATCACGTTTATGAGTGGGGTAAAATTGGAAGTCCTCAAGGCCGTTTGTTTGTATTAGAAAGATCAGCAATATTGGGCGGTAGCCTATTAATAACTTCAAGTTTCTTACCATCTAAAATGCCAGTACCTATTAATCCAGAACTATTACAACCAGGTAAAACTGGAAAAGTTGTAAGTGCAAGAAATATATTTAGAAATAAAGCAGAAGTTATGGAAAATGGAACACCAGTTTCATTTACTGCAAAAAGAGTATTAGCATTTACGGGCGGTAGCGGAATAGCATTCATAGCACCTGGAACTAAAATTAATATATTAAATCCAGGCGGGATACAAACAAAAAATGCTTTTGCTACATATATGCTTGAATGGTATACTAAAAATGCTAATGTAATTGTAGATGCATCTGGCTACTATGATAGATTAGCTAATGATGTAACAAATGTTCTTAACTCAAAAAATCCAAGTATTTCAGCCATAAGAACAGCAGTTAAAAACATTTCAGATCAGATAGATGTGGGGGCAATGATTAAATGACGGTAGATTACTCTAAAGTAGCAGTATCAGATGTACGTAATGCCATGTGGGTAGAATTGCAAAATGCTGGCATTTTTACTGCTTCAGATTATACGGCTACAGGATTTACCAGTCCTCTTGTCCCTATTATCCCGTCTCAACAAGTACCAGAATTTAATAACTTGCTTCCAGGCAAGACTTATATAACTTATGATATTGTTCAAAAAAATACAGGTGTTCAGTGGTGGATATCTGAAGAGACTATGATTATGCAGATTGTCTCCAGAAGCAATACTCAAATCCTTACAATTGCTAATTTCCTAACTGACCTATTTAGAAGATATGAACAGTCAGCATTAGATATCAACTTAGAAAGAATGTCGGGAAGTCCGTATAGATTCCTTTTTTTCCGCCTAGAATCTGCAAATCCAGTCCAACCATTTATTGATGAAGGTGGTTTTATGAGTGGAGATATATCAATCCAATACTCATATACTCGTGAAGTGGATGAAGGCACAACTACCAATACTGGCAGATATATCTAAAATTTGAATTATATAGGTTAAATGCTATGCTTTTCTATGAGGAAGCAAGTTGTCACTTTTTTTGTTTTAATTTTATATCAAATAAGGTGGTGAAATAAATAAATGGCTACAAGTACTAAAAACGTAATCGTTGGAGCAGCATCTCTATTCGTTTCAGTTGGTAACAACTCAAACAATACAGGTCGCCCAACAACATACAAGACAGATCTTTCAAGTTTGATGCCAACAAACACATCAGCACGTACTGGTATTCTCCAGTCCTCTGTTTATCGTGAAGTTGGTTATACAAATACAGGACTTGAGGTTTCATACGAGCCAACATACGGTGAGGTTATGGTTGATCAACTTCTTGATGCAGCCCGTATCTTCAAGCAAACACTTAAAGTTATGCTTAAGACAGAACTTACCGAAGCAACTCTTGAAAACCTTCAATTCTCATGGGGTCAAATGGATAGCGTATATGTTGCTAATGCTAACAACTCAGTTGTTAACGTTCCAACATTGCTAAACAATGATTCTTCTGTTAACAGCACACCAGATACTCCAGCAGCAACATTGAATATGGCTGCAGGTGCTCTTGGTGACGCACCAGTAGAGCGTGTACTTATCGCAGTTGGACAAGCTCCAGCTCAAATCGGTACATCAGCAGCTTTCAATGATCCAGCAGCAACAGGTTCAACACCAGTTGTATCAGTTGGAACAGGCTCAGTAACTACTGTTGCTCGTAACAAGGAGCGTGTATACGTTGCTCGTCGTGTTGTTTCTATTGATACAACAATGCATGCACTCAAGCGTGATGCAGCAACTGTGTTCCCAGTGAATTTCCGTTGCTTGCCAGATTCAGATGCAAACTATGCAGGTGCAGAATACGGTGTTGTTATTGACCGTGTATACGGTACATTCTAAACAAAACCTAATATACAATTTAATATTGATTCAAGCCCCGTCAGAAATGGCGGGGCCTCTGAATTTGTTTATACCTAATATCTTGGTATAATTTAACTAACACAAAGGAGCTATAACTTGGCAACAACAGTATATGATGTAGTAGAAATTGAATTGTCAGACGGGTCAAACTTGACTCTAAGACCTCTTCCAATTAAGCAATTAAAGAAGTTTATGGAAGTTATTCGTTCAATTGACGTTAAAGAAGATGCAACCGAAGATGACGCTATGGACGTATTTATTCAGGCAGCTATGATTTGTCTTGAAACATTCAAGCCAGAGCTTTCCAAAGATATAGATAAGTTTGAAAGCGTTGTTGAAGTTCCTACTATGATGAAGATTCTAGAAGTTTGCGGTGGTCTAAAGCTAACAGACCCAAACCTTCTGGGAGCGGCACTAGTTGGGACGAACTAGACCTACGCTCCTTGGAGTCCGAAGTATTTCTAACTGGTCATTGGAAAAACTTTGACGAATTAGAAAGTAATCTTTCTCTTGATGAATTGATGGCAATCATTGAGATTATCAGGAAAAAAGATAACGATGACAAAAGATTTTTAGCAGCAATAAATGGCGTAGATCTTGATGCTGAAGAAGAAGTCAGCGATGTATCAGATCTTATGAATTTAAAGGTTGCTAGAGACGAAGGTTTTGGAGTAAACGAAGGCTTAGGCTTTATGCAAATGGGGGTGGATGAATAGTGGCAAGAGTAGAACTTAATATAGTTGCACTCGGAGATTTTACTTCCGTCAATACGCAAATAAAAGCTCTACAAGCCCAAATTGATCTACTTAATAAAAGTGTTGCGGGAGTAGGATTAGGTAATAATCTTACCAAAGATCTTAACTCGGCAGCAGCAGCATTTAAAAACACAATGCTGTCAACTGGACAATTTACTCAAGCACAAGTCCAATTAAGAACAGAAACTCAGAAGTTTGGCCAGGCTTTAGAGTCTGGCAAACTATCTTTAGGTACATATTACAGCATAATTAAACAAAATTCTGGTTCAGCAATGAACAGTGTAAAAGCACTTGCTGTTGAACAAACTAAACTTCAAAATTCTGTAATAATGGCTGACCCTACAAAGCAGGGATTTTATTCAGTATTTACACCAACAACAATTAATAAAGTCGCTGATGCAACAAAGATTGCTGCAAACGAACAAAATATTTATAATATTGC